TAACCGTATTAAGAATGATGGTACTGCTGAAGAACATCAAAAGATAGCAGACTTTATGCGATCTGTGATGTAGTAAACATAGTTACCTGATCTGTAGTCAGTAGTGTAGGTAGATCTATAGGCTCTATAGTCTCTACATTACCCCAAGCACTCTCTACCCAAGCCCTGTCTGCATGGTTCCAGTTCCACTGATAACCTGCCCTGTCTACTGGCTTAGGGTCACGTATCAGCCATTCCCAGTTTAGCCATACAAGTTCTTTACCATCAGGAATGTCTGTCGGTGGTGCTGGAGCCTGCTGCCAGCCTTCTGTGCCATCCGTTTCAGTGCTTGGGATAGACCCGTTCTTTGTCCAGTATTGCATGGTCTACCTCTATAACGTGGGAAACGCTGCTGTTGGCGAAGCAGTGATGGGTCTTGCGTAGCGGGTTATACGAACATCTTGCAAATAAGCATTTAACTGATTACCTGCGCTTGCGTCTGCCCCAACATAAAGGTAAGTGCCTGAATTAGGAGTAAACGCAAAAGGCGTAACATCAGCCGTACCGTTCACATACAAGGTAACATTAGAACCGCTTTTTACAGCCGCCAAGTAATACCACTGACCTGTTGAAAGCGTAGTATTACCGTTTGTACCCAACACAGCTCCGTTCCCTATGTATATCCTGCTTGAGTTGTTAATGCCAAACACAAGCCCAGATGGGTTTGCCGGAGCTGTTGCTATGTTTAACACATACGCATATGCTCCAACGGCGTTAAAGTAAACCCAACTTTCAATTGTCCAGTCGCCAGAAGAAAGATTAAGTAGCGGTGAGGATATGCCGTTAAATAATCTATCGCCCGTACCATCCACATAAATACTGCTCCCGCCCCACTTGCTCTGTGTCGTACTTATCTGAGCATTACCCACCGTCTCCAGATCATTCTTGCTTGTGGCATCGTAAATGCCAGCGTTGGTGAAGTTGAGTAGTAGGGATGTGTTGGTGATGGCAGTGAGTGGTGCGGTAGGTGGGGTAAAGTTTCCTGTGTAGACGGCAGTGCCTTTGACAATGCGAAGATCGGATAAATATCCATTAAGCTGTCTTGTTCCTGTTCCTGTTCTTCCTATGTAATTTGTTGCGCTATTAACAATTGATGTAGCAGATGTTCCTGATCCATCCTGCCCGCCATTGATATATAATTTAACTTGATTTGATCCTGTACCTTCACGAACAACAGCAACGTGATTCCATTGGTTTGCAACTATTGAAGCGGATGATGTTGCTATAACCGCTACCCCTGAGACTGTAAACTCTAATTTACTAGATGTGTTTACATAAAATTGATATGAATTTGTTGTCTCATCTTGAAAAATATTTGCTCCAGCAGTTGAAGTGAGATAAACCCAAGCCTCAATTGTAAAAACCCCTGTTCCAAAAGCAAAAGCAGCATTGCTTGCCGCAGTCAAATAATCCCCATTCCCATCAAAATACCCTGACCCACCATAAGTCGCAGCAGACCAGCTAGCAGTGGGGTTGAATGGGGAGAAGGCTTGTACGGAGGTGTTTCCGTAGACGGTGAGCGTAAACGGCGTGTTGCTAGTATTGCCTTGCCCGTTATCTACAAAACGATTGGATTGGCAGGTTAATAGCTTTGTTTGGCCTGTGGTGATGGCATTTATATTTGTGCCAGCAGATTGTGTTGCGGTAAGTGCTGATGTTGATGGTGTAAAATTTCCCGTATAAACAGCAACGCCGTTGACTAACCTTAAGTTAGATATATATCCCGGAAAATAATATTCAGCAGTAGAATACCCTTGTTGACCAATATACACAGGAATTGCGTTTGTATTTGGAGCGGAAGACATTGTTGTGCCGCTTCCCACAACGGAGCCATTTACATAAAAATTAACTTGACCGCTGCTCCTAACAACAGCAATGTTGTACCATGTATTTAACGAAAACGCATAGGATTCGCTTTTAGTTGACAACGTGCTTCCAGAAAAAAAACCAAAACTTAAGCCTGTCCACGAAGAAGAAGTACCGTTGATATTTAACCAATAATTCCGTCCTGACGATGCGCCTGTGTTTGCATCTCTTGAAATAATTGACGCATTGTAAGAGCCAGACCAATTTATACTATATGCTGTTAAATAAACCCAACATTCAATTGTGAAATTGCTATTTGAGAAATCAAAAGCTGAATTTGACGGAGCCGTTAAATAATCCCCGTTTCCATCAAAATAATTCCCCCACCCCGTCTGCGAGAACGGTGAGAACGTACCTTGTGTCGGTGCATTTGGGCCTGTAAGCGGGTTTCTTGTGACCGTAAATGCGTTGCTACTTGAGTCTAAGAACTCGTTGTTGTTCTTTAGATTGGTTCCGTTGCCGGGGAGAAGCAGGGTCGTGTATTCAAAGTAAGGGTCTGGAGTGACTCCACCTGAAAAGATGGAGGCAATCATCGCTGTTAAGTTACCAGCCATATCAGGTCACTCCCGGTCCAGTAACCCACCACGTATCCGTAGCAACCTTAAGAAGTGATGCCATTCCTTTTGTCGCTACTGTGCGATTTCCTTGAGCGCCATTGGCTAGCTGGAACGTAACACCAGCACCAGAGATCGTAAGATTTCCAGAGTTGTTGTTGACAACTAAGATCGTAGTGCCGACAGGGAATGCAGAACCTTGAGCAGACGTTTGAGCGGAGGCAGTGAGAACCGTCAGCGTCGCCGTAGACCCGCCAGTAAAGTAAACATGATCGCCAGCATCGCCTAAGACAAGCGTATAAGTCGATCCTGATTGACTATTCTGCGGAGAGCTTAAGTAACCTACCTGAGTAGTACCGTCCGGCCCTGTCAGCGTGTTGTTACTAGCCGAAATCGTTTTATTCGTAAGCGTCTGTGCTAAAGCAGCAGAGACCAGCGTATCTGCCGTGACAACATCTGGCAGCGTAATCGTTGGATTGTTGGCGGTGTTAGCGCTTTGCAGGGTTTGAGTTCCCGCCCCGCTCGCATTGCCTTGAAGTTTAATCTTTGCCATAAATCACCCTAAGACTAGCCACGTTTGACCATCAGGAACCGTTAAGGAATAACCGGTCGCAATCGTTACAGGACTAACAGATAAGCCGTTGTAATTGGTCGAAACCGTGTAATTTTGCGAAATAACAATTTGCGACTCAAGAATAGGTCCAGCGGATCCACCACCACCCGGAACGTTAACAGTCACCGCATTGCCTACCGCGGTAGCCGTTACGCCTGAGCCTGTAAAGTTAAAGGACGAAACCGCCGCGGTAATCTGAGTGCCTTCGTCAGACACGGGAAGATTAGAACCCGCTCCAGCCGGTCCGGTTGGTCCAGTTGGCCCCGCTACTGTAGAAGGATCGCCGGTGGGACCAGTTGGGCCTAAAGCTCCGGTTGGTCCGGTTGGCCCTGCGGCTCCATTGCTTCCGGTTGGGCCAGTGGGGCCTGCGCTACCTTGAGCCCCTGTTGGGCCTGTCGGACCAGCATCACCTTGTGCACCCGTTGGGCCAATTGCACCATTAGCCCCTGTTGGTCCAGTAGGTCCAGACGCTCCGTTAGCACCTGTTGGGCCGGTTGGTCCAGCAGCGCCAACTGATCCAGTAGGGCCAGTGGGACCCGCAACTGTAGAAGCGGGACCAGTGGGACCAGTTGGACCAACTCCTGCCGATATATTGACAGTTACATCATTACCTACAGCCGTAGCCGTAACACCAGTTCCGACAAAGTCAAAGGAGGTTACGCTTGTGGTTAGCGTCGTGCCTTCATCTTTAACCGTAATTGCACTTCCGCCACCTCCAGCAGGGCCGGTCGGTCCGGTCGGTCCAATGGTTCCTGTCGGGCCAATGGTTCCATTAGCGCCAGTGGGTCCAGTAGGGCCAGCGACCGTAGATGCCGCGCCCGTAGGTCCAGTGGGTCCAGACGCTCCTGCATCACCAGTGGGTCCTGTTGGGCCTGCGACTGTGCTTGCCGCTCCAGTTGGACCAGTGGGGCCAGATGCGCCATTTGCGCCGGTCGGGCCTGTAGGTCCAGCAACCGTTGAAGCTGCGCCAGTAGGGCCGGTTGGACCATTTCCTCCAGTGGGTCCTGTCGGTCCTTGTACTGTAGACGCTGCGCCGGTTGGACCAGTGGGGCCGCTGCCACCGGTTGGGCCTGTCGGACCAGCCACAGATGATGCCGCTCCGGTCGGTCCGGTCGGGCCATTGCTTCCAGATGCTCCTGTAGGTCCGGTCGGTCCCGCAACAGATGATGCCGCACCAGTAGCGCCCGTTGGTCCTGTTATGGATTGTCCTGTTGGGCCTGTAGGTCCAGTTGGGCCGACGAATTGCCCCGCGTCTACCCACGCAGATCCGCTCCACACATACAAATGACCGTTGGAGGAGACAATATAAGCATCGCCCGGATTGTTTCCAGATGAGGGAAGGTCTCCGACGTTTGCAACCGCACCTTTGAGAACGATTCCTTCGCCTGCCGGTCCTGTCGGTCCGTAGGGACCCGTGGGTCCGATAATGCCCTGATCTATCGTTAAGGCAATCTGGTTGCCAGCAGTGACAACTAAATTAACGTCGCTCAATTTGTCACCCCGTCAGATCTGACCAAAAAGAGCAAGAAGATGATTAAGTCTTGCGCCGGAGTAGTTCCGTTTGCAGGAACCGCGACTTTGATATTCCCCGAAAACCCTACAGGATTGGCAGCGTTGATGTCGAGCTGTGCGTCTGTTGAGATCACCGACCACGCAGATTCATCTATTACAAGAGTAAACGAACCACCCGCGAGATTTTGATTCGCAATCGTTAGGCTTACAGGTGTGGGTGTGGGCGTATAGTCGGCTATGTCAAATGTGAGGCCGTAGCGCGAGTCTCTGACGTTGGAGAGCTGCCTGCGGAGAATCTGACTTGTGATTGTGGAACCCGTAAGGTCTAGCGGTGTTCCGTCGGAGTTGGATAGCGAGACATTCCAAAAAGTCTTTTGGTTGTAAACAAGCTCGCCAGCAATGATTTGGTTGTTAAAACCGCTAACCTGCGTTAGCGTGTTGCGATTAAAGATAGCTATGGCTTTACCCTGCCTTTCCCTTACTCGGTAGTTGACGCAGTCTATGCACTCACAGATCTGCGGAGGCTATCTTGTCTTTTCTAGAGTTTAACCCCACGGAAGCGGTGGGTCAATCGTGGAAGGCGACTGCTTTTCCTGAAGCCTTGTACTAACAATCTCTTCCGTTCCTTCCTTACTGACTTTCAGCCAAACCCAACTTAAGACTTGATCTTGTGTAAGGCTGTCGTAAGGTGTGAAATCCCCGCTCGGAGGGCTCAATAATGTCACTCCTGAGAATGACTCATCTTGCTCGTTTACGGTCCACGAAGCCGCGATAACAACGTCTGTGAGCCCGTCTAAAAGCGGTTTTACTTCTAGCTTAGTAATCTGCCAGTTCATTTGCCCACCTTTGCTTCCAGCGCTTCAACTCTAGCAATCAATTCCGCAATCACTAAGTCTTTCAGGATTTGCAACTTGTTATTGTCGAACGTTAAGACTCGCTCATTTGTTCCGGGAATCTTTTGATGATCGCCGTTAGGCAGCATTGGAGATTCAACTAAAGCCTGCGGCAGGCCTTGCCCGACTTGCTGCGCGGTATAGCCCCACGTTTCCTGTCCTTGCTCAAACTTCCATTTCCAGATAATCGGTTTGCCAATCTGTTTGAAGGCTTCAATAGCACTCGGAACTGGAATAGCTCCGACAATATCTTTCATGCGAGCGTCAGATGTGAATGTCGACCACGTTGAGGTTGTGCCTCGTTGATTAATAAACACGCCTGCATAAGTGCTGCCAGACAACGTAAAGAGCGTGAAATTATCGGAAGCCGTCGCTCCATCTGATCCGATAAAAGACTTAAGCACCGACGTTGAGCCGGTTCCAGCAATACCGACTATCGACTGAGTGCCATTCTTGAATCCGGGAGCGTCTGTCTCTGCTAAAGCTGAGAGCGTTGCATCGCCTCGCAGGAATGTCGTTGTTGATCCTGTAAAGGTTGGGATCGTATAAGAACCATATCTAATTTGACCGCTGCGTACATTTAGCGCGTAGCCCGCAGAATCAGAGATCGAAACCTCTGTGCCTCCCTGATTGTTGTAAAACCGGCCCGCTGCGCTATAGGTCGACGTGTCCGTCCAGCCTAAGTAGCCCTGTGGTGTATAAGTGCCGCCGCTTGTGTAGTCGACTGTTCCTGCAACACCTATTTTTGTAGTGGCGCTTCCAACCGTAGCCCACGTGCAAACATCTGCCGTAACCGTCGCATCGCTAGATTGCGCTGTGTAACCAAAAGCTGTATTTGATGTTCCGCTAGCATTTGGAATAACCGATCTATAACCGACAGCAACTCCACCAGACATAATAGGGTTGGCAGCAAAAATAGGATCGGTGACTGAGTTCCCTGTTCCTCCCATCGTGCCTAATAACGTATTGCTCGTGTTGTACACCGCAACCTTATTAGAGACTCCCTTGTTGATTTCGACCCGCTGCGCCCCGCTTACGCCCGTAACTAGCTCGCCTCTAAGATAAGCCGCATTGGCATAGAGATTCCCTGAAGGTTGATCGAGATACCAGCCGAGGGTTCCAAAGTTTGTGGTTGTTGGTGGAGTCGGCCCGTTATAGTTATCGGACCTAATGCTTTGAAAGATTGATGCGGCAATCGGGCCTGTCCACGCTGTCGAGTTAGCCGGAACACCGTCCACTGTGACTGCATTAGCGTTATATCGTCCTTGTAGATACCAAAGCACTTGCCCGATAGACACCGCTGGAACGGTAGATGACCATCCACTAGGCACTGCTGATCCAGAGGTCGGTGTTGTAAAGGTTGGCGTTGATGCGCTTTGTGACTGAACCAAATAAGCTGTGAGCGCAGCTATCCCTACTAAGCCCGAACTGCCCGTTGGACCGGTCACAGACGATCCCGTTGGGCCTTGCGCCCCCGTGGGGCCTGTTGGTCCCGCCGCAGCAGTAGGAGACCAAACTAATACTGAACTTGTAGCCGAGAGCGAACTTTTAGCCGAGTCGTTTTCGACAGAGAAAGCGAAGTAATAACTCGCCGCAGAAAGTGTGATGTTGTCGAACTTAAAGGTCGATGAGTTGGCAAATGTAGAGCCATTGGAAAGAATCGCTGAACTCCATACCTTCCAATCGGTAGCAGATGGGCTTGCAGAGGTCGTGTAAAACAAGGTGATCGTCGTTACTCTTCCGACCGCTGGCATCGTGCAGGTAGCCGAGAAAGTAGGAGGAGCTGCCGAAGGTGCTAGATCTCCAATGACCGGAGCATTCAGTGAAGAGAAGTAATTAGGACTCGGCAGGCTTGAATTGGGAGCCGCAGTAAATGCGGTGATGCTCGCGTCGTCATAAACCGCCGAGTTGTACTCAGAAAGCTCTAGGCTTGCACCGAGGTTGCCGTCATCGACAGTCGCCTCGGATACCTTCATCACTCTAAATAGTTTATTCGTCCATCCGTAGTCAGCGTTTGTAATATCAACCACATCACCCGCGTCAACTTGAATGCCGGGGTAAGTGGAAGTGATCGTGACAATCAAATCCTCTCTGGCTTGCTCAAGCCTACGATTACCTAAGTATTGAGCCTGCACAGAGTCGTTCGTAAACTCTAGGGTGGTTGTCTGTCTGTTGGGTGGCTCGTTGGGATATAAGAGACCCGCGGGTGTCTCTAAATAAACAAGATCCGGCTGATCTCTGTTTAATTTAGATGGAAACTCGATCTGGATTTGATTGATCTGTTGATTGATGTCGGTGGCCGAAACTCTGATCTCACCGATAAGATTTGTATCGTTAAATGAAAAGGTCGAGCTTTCTGCTTTGTTGATGACAATCGACCAGAGACCTGAAGCCGCGTTGTAAGCCATCCAACTGTCTGAACACTCCAGCATCTTCTCGACATTCTCAAGAACCGGCCTTCCTGTGTCGACAACACCGTTAATTCTGTAGCGGGCCTGTGTAGCTGATCCGCCGCCAGCGGGTGTGTATGTAATTGTCTGGTCGGAGTAAGTGTTAAGAGCCGTCGCGCTTGTAGAGTCCACTAGGCCCGTCATGCCAGCGCCGTATCTCGTATCGGTCATGTAGTCGTACCAGACGTCACCCGGCTTTGCTACAGATCCGCCTTTAGGGTAATGCTTGCAATAAAACGTGATTGGCAAAAGCCCGGTTGTCCCTGCGTCAGTGTTGTAATTCAGTTTGACAATCGCAAAGGCGAGTCCGTTCATCTGCCGTCCAGATGACGGCCAGCGAAGAGAAGCTGCAATATCAGAGCCACCCATAAAGACATTAGGTGCGGTTCCGTTTATTGGTGTAATAACGCCAGCGTTTGTAGACGTGTAAAGGCTTATATATAACTTTCCGCTTATCTTATCGTCGACATTTGGAGGAGTTGCCCCATCAGTAAGAGATATAACTTTTGTCTGATCTGTTCCGTCAAACGTTACCAGTTGATCTCCGTAGTAAAACTTTGATCGGTCAAAGGAGAATGTAGCGCTTGCATCGGAAGAGATAGAACTGATCGCAAGAACGTAGTACATCGTTTTTTGATCGCTCGACAAGACTGCGTCAACAAAAACGCCACCTAGCCACGCATCACCATAAACGACAGGGATTGAGTTGTTGTTAGCTGGAGGGACCTGTTGCCTTGCGCCAGTGTCCTGTGAATTCGGAGGCTTAGACCCGAACACTCTTGTGATGACATAAGAGACGGCAAAGTTAACCGCAAAAGTCGCCGCAGCAAACGCTACTGTTCCGGCCGTGAAAAAGTAAGCTGCAACAATTGATCCGGGCATGATTTACTCTCGAAAGAAGGTAGCTTGCAAGGGCTTGTATTTATATCGTGTGTAATCAATGTCTGGACTAGATGGCATGAGGCTTGTGCACACAATGTCTACCCGCTTAGAGTCCAGCATGTACTGAGCAAGTTTGTTAAACCTCAACCAAAGCCTGCCACCGAGACTTGTGTTCCTGTACTCAGGCATGACCCACCACGCTACTTCGTGAAGCTCTCTGACGTAGCGATTCCAAAAGTTTCTTGTGATGTACGCAGCGAGAAATCCGTGTAGGTTGTCATCAACCAAAACAAATCCTCTGCCGTGAATCATCTGATCGAAAAGGTTTCGGACTTGCGGCTCGTTTTGATTATGTTTTAAGGCTTCTATGCCCGCCTCGTCTGCATACGCCTTCATCATCTCAATAAGATGAGGCACATCGTATTTTGTAGCTTCTCTCATCCTGCTTGACTTATATCGTTAGGGTCGGGTAATTGGGTTTGTGCGCTTCCGGGATCTGACTGTGAGCCAGACTTAGGAGGAGCGCCAAAGTCAAAGTATTGACCGGCAATAGCCGCGACTCGGCTCATGCTCGTGTCGGATGCGTAGCGCTGCTGCCACGTCGTGAGATTGGTTTTTATACCTGCAATCCGATTCTCAAGAATCGACCGGAAAGAAGAACACGAGATAGAACACGTTGCAGTCCTGCTTCGTGCATTCTCGTTCCAATCCTCCGTGATGGACATGTTTGAAACGATGCCCTGATAGCGCTTAAAAAACTGCGTTGTCGGGCTTGTAATGATCTGATAATTAGAGTCGAAGAATCCTCGCCAGATCTCGACAGTAGAGCCCTTAATGTTTGAGCCTAAGACCAAAGAAATGTTTGTCGGGTCGATGCCTATAAGACTAATCACCATATCAATCGAGGTCGCCTTGATCTCACGATTCACCGCGCCGACAGACAAGAGACTTCCGAGACTTGTAAACGTATTGCCTCCGACAGTGATCGGAGCTGCTGCATTGCAAAATGTATAAGTCGTAGTCGACGTTGTTAATTTTACAAATTCACCGTGGGTAATGGTTGCGCTATTCAGCGCTGTCATTGGGGTACTCATTGGACGTTCTCTCTGAAAACGAAGTCGGCATCCCAATCAACAAAAGCGCCATTCGTCATCGGTCTTAATGTGTAAGTCGGGCAGACCTCAGCAACGACAGAGAACGTGCAGGAAGCCCCTACAGCCGTCAATGTTCCCGTCGAGGGTGTTCCTATGATCGGTCGGTGAATCGTGACGCTAACGGTCGATCCTGAGCCTCTCAAGACCTCTGTGGTGACTTTGTAGGGATAGTTGCCAATCTGGATGAAGTCGCCAGCAGCAAAAACAACCACTCCTGATGCAACCGCTGGCAGATTGCCGATTGAGATCGTTGTCGCATTGGCAGCAGGAACGCTCGCAAGCGTCAGCGCCGCGGCCTGAACCGAACTGAGACCGCCCTTATATTCCGTGAACCACTGAAGGTTTGTGGTGTTGAATGTGATAGTCGCTGCATTCTGTCGATCTAGGTTGTCAATCGTCTGGATAACATCTCGGACTTGAGGGTAATAGAGATAAGCATGAGGCTTGACTGTGAACACCCACGGAACCGAGGTCACATACTGAGCGGTTCTTACTTGCCCTGATCGTGAGTATTGCTGCCCAACCATCCTTCGGTTGTTAACCGTGATGGACTGAGAAATGTTTAGGATGGTCTGGAAGCTCATGCTCGGCCTCTAGGTGATAGTGATTTTTGAGCGTAGGCATTAGCCGCCCAAACCGCTCGATTACTGCCCATGATCCGATCTTCAAAAGACTTAACGTCGATAGCTTGTATGTTGTAGTTGTTAACAGTGGTCGCTCCACCCATAGCGTAATTCGGGACAACTTGCCCAGACATGCTCGGCACAAACAACTCAGGACCTCTTTCGCCCACAATGTAAGGGCTCCCGGAATTAACCGGGCCTCCTCCGGCTCGCTTGCCAAAGATCCCGCCGATAACGGGAATGGTCGACATGAAGTTTTCAAACAATGAGGGAGCGCCCGTCATGTTTGGCTTAAAGATGGCATCCAAAAACTTATCAAGCGATCTCGAGGCTAGTTTCTGTAAGAGCGAACTAAGCGCAGACTTGAAAGCCTGTGAGGCTGATTTACCCTGCATGAAGGCTTCGACAATCGTAGTGCCGAGAGACTTATAACCGTCCCGAAGATCCTCAAGAAGCTCTAGTTGCTCGTCCTTTTCTTTTTTCGTGAGATCCATCGCCTCTAGTTCTTTATTGGCAGTGACCTCGGCTTGCCACATTGCGTCTAGAGCGACCTGTTGAGCTTCCTTTTCTATTTCAATCTGTCGCTCGTAATCCTTAATGATCTGGTCTTGCCGCATCTTTCGCAGATCTTCGGCTGCCGCTATTTCTTGCGCGGCTTCCTTTGCATTTCTTTGTAGTTGCTCCTGCATCTCCGCTTCTTCTCTGCGGAGCTTTATGATTTGCTCCATCTTTTCTAAGCCAGCAGGGCCACCTTGTTTTGCAGCCTCAAACCTAAGTGCGGCTTCCTCGCCTTCTCTAAGTTTGAGAATCTGAGCGTCTAAGCCTTCTAAATAAGACTTAAGCGCTTTTGCCGCTGAGTCTGCGCTTGTGTCCTTTACAGGCTTAACTTTCGTTCCTGACTGTATGCCGCCTTTAGCAACATTGACAACCGGAGCGGGAGCTTCTTCTTCGCCAAATCCTAAGAACTTCTTGATGCCCGTCCACGCGTCTCTAGCTTTGCCCATCATCGTGAGAAAGCCGATCTTCGCCTTCTCGGTTAACTGGTCTATCGCGTCACCGATTTCACCAATAGCTAAAACACCCTTCTTAGCTTCGCCGGTGAACTTGTCGGTGTTTCTTGAGAGCTGGTCGATCTTAGATATATCTATGTTGGCAAACTGTTTACCAAACAACTGAACCTGAAGTCTTGCCCGCTCTGCGCCCGGACCCATCTGCGAAAGCACCGAGGTCAGGTCTCTAAAGATCTCAATCTCAGGACGCAGCATCCCGCCAGCATCAGCAATACTTACACCGAGTTCTTTAAATAGATCGGCTTGTTCCTTTTGCCCGTCAGCGGCCCCACCTAAAGTCGTAGAGAACCGATCCCACATCTGTGCGGCGTTGTCAGCTTCCTTCCCTGACTGCACCATCGCGCTTTGCAGAGCTAGGACTTCCTCAATCGCCAGACCGGAGCCCTCAGCAAAGTCATTAACCGCATCTGCGGCTTTGAAAAAGGATGTAGCAAAAGCTGTGGCAGCGCCCGCGGCTAATAACATCGGGCTTCGTAGTGCGCCTATAGCCGTACCTAAAACGTCTACGGATACTTTCAGCTCGCGGGTTTTTTGTCTCG